ACGGCTATACGCTCTACCAGATGGCCAAGAAAAACCCGGATTGGTTCTGCGAGATTCTCACAGTCAATGACACCAAGCGCCCCGACGGCTCCCCAGTGATCGGCCCTGAGATCATCGCAGAGGAGCGGGCCGAGGGTATGGATGAGGCTCTGGTCCAGCAGGAGTATTTTTGCAGCTTCGATGCGCAGATACCCGGGGCTTACTACGCCGACGAACTCCAGCGGGCCCGGGATGATGGCAGGATCGGGCAGATCCCGATTGACCCCATGCTGCCCATCAACACCGCATGGGACTTGGGTATCAGTGATTCCATGTCCCTATGGTTTTATCAGGTGGCAGGCAAAGAGATACGGCTTGTCCACTACTACGAGGCCAATAACAAGGGCCTTGAGCACTATGTGCAATACATCCGCAAGTTTTGCACCCAGCATGGCTGCTCAGAGGGTGAGCACCTAGCTCCACATGATATCGAGGTCAGGGAGCTGTCAACCGGCCACACGCGCAAGACAGCAGCCGCTAAAATGGGACTGACATTCCGCACAGTCCAGCGGCCACAAGCCAAATCAGAGGGCATACAGGCGGTCAGGCGCATACTACCTCGCTGCTGGATCGATGAAAGTCGGGCAGAGCATGGATTGGCGTGTTTATCCTCCTACCACAGGGAGTATGACGACAAACTCCAGGCGTTCAAAGACAACCCGGTGCACGACTGGGCAAGCCACGGGGCGGACGCAATGCAAACCCTGGCGCTTGGATACCGGGAGGTAGTGGCTAAATCAAGCCGCCCTTCGGCGATACAGGCAAACACCAATTTTTCGATATTTGGGTGACTTATGGGCGACATTAACGCAAGAAAAACCCTGCTGCTGGGCAAAGAGATTGGCGACCGGTTCTCGCCGGCCACCCAGTTGCGCCGCAAGCTTGATGAAAAGACGCCTGAGCCATCTTCCCTCAAGCGCCGACGTAGGTCCCTGACGCGGTTTATCACGCCAGAAAGACTAGGCGCCACCCACCGCGAGGGAACATTTAATGAGTAGGTGGCACGTCTGCTTTTGTGAGTCCCGCTCTGATCGCTGGTGGAAGCGGTTCCTCCAGCCCGGTTTCAGCCATGTGTTTGCGTACATGGTGATAGCAGAAGACCTGTCCCTGGTTGTCGATAGGACCGAAACAGAATTGAACATCTATCACTCCAACGCTCAAGAGCCTGAAAACTGTGTGGTTGTGGAGTATGAATCACAGGTTATGCCCACCGGACTCATGCCCAATCTGGGAACTTGTGTGTCAATCACCAAGCATTTGCTGGGCATCCGTGACCCGCGTATCATCACACCCTGGCAGCTATATCAACATTTGGAGGACCATTATGGTAGCCTCAAAGCCCAAGAAGCCTAAGAAGACCGGCGAGGAAGTTTCCGCCGAAATGCGGCAACGCGTCGCCCTGGATCGGGAAACCGAGGAGGAAGAGCGGCGAATGAGAGCTTTGTCGCGTCGCCGCCTTGGCGCCTCTAGCCTGCTCGCCGGCCTGCCTGGCGGTCCTGCCGGGGCTGGATCAGGTACCGGTGGTTCCGGATCTGCCATTGGTGGCGGAGGTACTTCTGGTGGAGGCGGTGGTGGTGGAGGCCGTGGCACTGGTATCCGCCAGCTGCAACGATAATGGGATTCCCGATACCCCCAGAGCTTGGGAATGCTGAAAAGCTCAAAGACCGCGCAAACCGGGCATTTGGCCGGGAATCCCTATGGGAGGACCAGCTACAGGACGCCTATGAGTATTTCCTACCCCAGCGCGACCGGTTCACCGACAAGGGATTCCAGGATCAGGGCCAGAAGAAGACCGACCGCATCTTCGACGAAACCGCCCCTGTCGCAATCAAAAACTTCGCCTCTCGCATCCAGGAGCAGATAACCCCAATCTGGCGCCGCTGGGCCACATTCTCGCCATCTGACGAGATAGAGCGTCTACTACGCCAGCCCAATGTCCAAGTCGATGAGAAGGCGCTTAGGGAGAGCCTGGAGGAGTACGCAGAGATAGTCTTCGACTACATCAACCGGTCGAATTTCGCGACACAGATCAGCGAGTGCTATCTTGATTTGGCTATTGGCACGTGCGCCTTGGATGTAGATGAGGTGGACGAGGATGACTCACCCGTGCAGTTCAACGCTGTACCACAGCATCAGATAGCGCTGGAGGAGGGGCCGAAGGGAACGATTGACGGCACATGGCAGAAGAAGGAAATCAAAGCGCGGAATATCGAGGCTGAATACCCCGGCTTCCAGCCCTCCGAGAAACTGGCCAGGATCATAAAAGACAAGCCCGATACACAGGTCCCCCTGCTGTTTGGCGTGATCAAGCAGAAGGGCGTCTGCCATGCATTTGTGCTGGAGAGCGGAGAGAGCCAATTTAGCTGGCACGTCAACTATGGCAAGACCTCGCCTCGCATTGTTGGCAGATGGGCGGTTGTATCTGGTGAACTGAGGGGCAGAGGCCCTGCACTGGATGTGCTGCCAGCAGTCAAGACGCTGAACAAAGTCGAGGAATTCGCGCTCAAAAAAGCCGCGATTGACCTTGCCGGGATCTACACAGCCACCGACGATGGCGTGACGAATCCATACAATATCCGCATAAATCCCGGGATTGTTATTCCAGTAGGTAGTAACAACAGCCAAAATCCGTCCATTCAACGGCTCGACACCACTGGGGATCTACAGCTAACTCAGTTCGAAGTTGAGCGGATGCAGGCGAACATTAAGACGGCCCTATTCAACGACATGCGCGACCCCACTGGGCCGGTGCGCTCTGCTACTGAGATAGCGATAGAGGCCCGTGAGCTGGCATCTAGGATGGGAAGTGCCTTCGGGCGTTTGCAAGCCGAGGTCCTTATCCCTGTTTTGCAGCGAGTAGCGTTCATCCTACAGCGCCGGGGGATCATCGAGCCTATCCAGATCGGGGGTAAAGAGATTGCGGTTAAGTTCACATCGCCCTTGGCGCGGGCACAAGACACTGACGACCTACTTGCGGTACAGCAGGCTTACGAATTCACCTTGGCCACGGCGGGCCCGCAGATGGCGCCGTTACAGTTCAAGGTAGAGGACTTCGGCAAGTACGCCTCGGAGAAGATGGGAGCGCCGGCTGAGTTGCTGAGGAGCGATGCCGAGAAGCAGCAGATAGCCGCCAACGCAGCCCAGGTGCAACAGGCTCAAATGGAGCAAGGCCAACCACCGGTGAGCGTACAATGAGTTGGCAAGACCTGGATACCGACGATGAGCAAGCCAAGACGGCCATCGAAGCCAAGAAGCAAGCGTCCCGGGACCTTGCCCAGCTCTGCCACCGGGTATTCTCGACAAGCGACGGGGAGCAGTTCCTGGCCCACCTCTCGCAGAGGTTCATTTACGACAACGATATCGACCTCACGCACCCGAACTACCAAGCCGCGTCCGCGTACCACAACGGGGAGCGCGGAGTAGTGAAGTACATCCATCACCTGATGTTGAGATCCCAACAGCTCTAGCCCTGAAAGGAGGACACCTTGAGCTACACACGCGAAGACTTGGAAGGCATGAAAATGTCTGACCTACGCGAGCTGACTGACGCCAAATCAGTCAGGCGCGAGGATTTGATCCACGCAATCCTCAGAACCCCCGCCGTAGACTTGCCTGATCCTCCAGCGAAAGAAGGGTATAGTACGGAAAATCCCGGGGAGGTATTGCCCAATCCTGCATATGAGATAGATGCCCCGGAGCGCTGGACCCCGAAGCGGGAGTGGCTGGACAAGCTGGCCAACCAATACAAGATCGACCGATTCGTGTGGGTGGAGAACTTCCGCGCATACCGCGTGTTCGTCAACGGCAAGCATGTTGACTGGATAACGGCTGAGCAACTGCACAAGTTGTTCGGTGAGCCGATACCGCGCCTGAAACGATCCCGGATGCCCCAGCGTCCCATGAAGAACGACCGAATCATCAAACATATCGATTGAGGGATACTATGAGCGAAGAAGCGAATACCCCACCTGCCCCCACTGAAGCGTCGGGCTCCATTTTGAATCAGCCTGTAGAGCTTGGAGAGGGCGAAGTCTGGCTTGCAGAAGGCGTCAAAGGCAAAGCCGAGGGCCTGGACTGGTACAAGGCCGATAAGTACAAGACCGTTGCTGAGCAAGCAAAAGCGTACAGCGAGCTGGAGAAGAAGTTCGGCGGCTTCAAAGGTGCCCCCGAATCCTACCAAATGCCTGATCTTGGCGGCATACAGCTGGACCCCGAGGACCCCTTGTACTCGCAATTCAGCGAGTGGGCCAAGGGCAAAAACATGGACCAGGATGCATTCGGCGAAGCAATTGAGATGCTGTCCACCTACGTGGAAACCGCTGATGCTATCGACCAGAAGCAAGAGTTGGAGAAGCTTGGTCCCCAGGCTGGGCAGTTGATCCAGCAAGCAGGCAGGTTCCTGGACAACCATTTCGAGGGTGAAGACCTGCAACGCGCCCGTGATGCCCTGACAACCGCAGATAGCGTGTGGCTGGTCAACAAGCTGATAGGTGCCACAGCACCACCCAAACTACCCAGTGAGGGCGGCCATAACCCCGAAGGATTGACAGCCGACACCCTCCGGGAAATGGCCAACAAGACCAATGAGGCCGGCCAACTGCTGCGCTCAGTCGATCCGGCCTACAACCGCCAGGTGCAACAGGCATACGAGAAGTTCTATGGTGATCAGCCGGCACAGTCATTTGTAGGTTGATTTCGGCCACAGATAGGCCATAATGGCCAAATCCGCAGGGATACCCTCTGAGCAAGTGCTCATTCGAGGCCCCGATTGGAACCCAGGTTTACGCTTGGCCCGATCGGGGTTCAAACCCCAAGGCCACCCAAGCAAGAACCTCTGAAATTGAAAGCAATTCGGAGGACTTGTTATGTCCAAGTTTCTTAGTTCCGCCGCGTCGCAGGAATTCGATGATATGGTTCATCAGGAATTCCAGGGCGTAGGCAAAATCCGTGACACCGTGACTCTGCGTAATAACGTGGTCGGTGACACCTACAATTTCCGTCGTATGGGCCAAGGCCTGGCCAACCAGAAGTCTACCGCCGATGAAGTGACCCCGATGGACGTCACCCACGACCTGATCCCGGCAGTTCTGGAGAACTGGAATGCTCCGGAATACACCGATATCTTCGACCAGGCCGAAGTCAATTTTGACGAGAAGCGCGAGCTTGCCCGATCCATCGCTATGGCCCTTGGCCGTCGCCTGGATCAGATCGTCATTGACGCCCTTGAAGCATCTACCCCAGCCACTACCACTGTCCCGGCAGGCGGTACAGGTCTCACCGTGGCCAAGCTGAGTGCCGCTGCAACCGCACTCACTGACTTTGGCGTACCGGGTGGTAATCGCACCATCCTGATTACTGCTGCTGGCCTGGAAGACCTGTTGGCTGATGAGGAAGCTACCAGTATCGACTTCAACAACGTCCGTGCGCTGGTTTCCGGCGAGCTTGACACCTATGTTGGATTTAAGATCAAGGTGATCGAAACCCGGGTTGAGGGTGGTCTGGTAACTACGGCTGGCGATATCACCCAGGCATGGGCTTACCACCGTGACGCTGTTGGTCTCGCCATTGGCATCGACCTTAAGACTTCCGTTGACTGGATCGCGCAGCGCACCGCGTGGCTCTCCAACGGCATGATGAAGGCCGGCGCTGCTGTGCGTGACCCTCGCGGCATTATTCAAGTCGATTACGACAATTCACCGTAAGGAGGTGATTCATGGCTTTTGATCCCGATGGCCTCCAGCGTATTGGAGGCGCCAACTCTGACTCCCGCGCTGTCTGGGTGTATGCATCCACTGAGGATGCGGTTGCCGCAATTGTTGCAGCTGATTACTTCCTTGACCGTATCGACGAGATGAAGCTCCAAGATATTGTCTTTGTGATTGATTCAGCTGGCGTTGTAACCCTGTCCTATGTTTTGGCACGGGTTTTGGCAACCCCAACCATTACGCTTGCGCCGGGCAACACAGTAGCCGCTGCCTAATAATAGCCCCCTTCGGGGGGCGCTCCTTTAGGAGATCTAAGTGGCGACAAAAATTGACATGATCTCAAACGCCCTGATCCTGCTGGGCGACCTTCCGCTTAATGATCTTGACGAGGAGCGGGACGCGGCTGTCTATTCCCGTAACTTGTATGACGGGATAGCAAAAGCTGAACTGTCCAAACATTACTGGGGATTTGCGCGGAGAAAGCAGGTTTTGTCCGAGCTGGTAGATGCTCCTGCCGACAAAGAATACAGGCGCATCTATCAATTGCCGTCTGACATGTTGGTGTTGATCAAAACCTACCCCAACGCTTACGACTATCAGGTTTACGGCAAGCAGATTTTCACAAATGCCCGTATCACCTCGGTGGACTACATTGCTAATGTTTCAGAATCCCAGTGGCCCCCATATTTTGAAAAGCTGATGGAGTTTGCCCTGGCTAAAGACCTGGCCATTCCGGTTCGGGATGCGGCGACAAGAAAGCAGGAAATGCAAAACGAATATGTCATTCAATCCCGAATGGCGAGATACATGGACTCCCAGCAACACCCTCAGAAGCAACCACAAAACCACCCGTTCATTGATGTGAGATTCTAATGGCGTTCAATCTAGACAATTTATCTCGCGGGTCCTTTATCAACGGCGGGACTGTTTGGCGCTACGCGACAACAGATGGAGTCGCGGATATACAGACAACGGACTATTTCTCGGTCGCATGGCCGGAAATGCATGCAGGGGATATTATCCTAGCTTCCACAGCTAATGGTTTGGCTGTTCTGGATGTGAAATCGTCGGACAAGGATTCCGTCTCCGTTTCTATCAGTGTCACCTCCTCAATCCAGTTTGACACATCGGGAACGGGGTTTATTGGCGAAGGCCAAATAAGCTGGAATGAAGACGATCAAACATTAAACATTGGCACCGAAAATGACACTGTAGTGCAGGTTGGTCAGGAGGTGCTGATGATAGGTCGCAACGTAAGCGGTACGCCTCTTTTAAATGGAGAAATCGTTTTCATCTCGGGCGCATCTGGTGAGCGCCCTGCTATTGACCGCCCGCAAGCGAATGCGGTAAGCGGAGATTCTACTATAGGCATTGTGACGCAGATATCCATAGAAGATAACGCCTCTGGGTTTGTGACACTGCTGGGATTAGTCCGTGACATAGATACATCCGCGTGGAACGAAGGCGATCCGTTGTGGCTGTCGGAATCCGTAGCCGGAGCCGTGACTAACATAAGGCCAGATCCGCCAGACCGTGCGATCCGCATGGGCTTTGTTGTCCGCAAGCATGTGGATAGCGGGGTGATTTTCGCGCGCCCCATTCCGGGTTTATCTGTTAATGATTTGCATGACGTAGTTATAACGAACCCAAACGATGGAGATATAATCACATTTGATTCCGCAACTGGAACTTGGGTCAACGAACCCCAGGGGGATTGATCCGTGCCAAGGACGAAGCCTACCCAGAATTCCTTCACTGCCGGGTTTCTATCGCCTCTGCTGAAGGGACGTACTGATCTTAACCAATACTATCAAGCCCTAGAAATAGCCGAGAATGTGATCCTGATCCCACAGGGCGGGGTACGTAGGCGCCCTGGTACTAAGTTCATCGACAAGGCCCCAGGAATCACTGAGCGCAACACCACTGTTCCTACCATGCCGGAAGGCGGTACAGCGGCTGATATCAACGATGGGGACGCGGGGACGACAGCGACCACCACAAACGATCTGGACAGTGCCGACCCCTTTGTAATTGCGCATTACGATTTATTATCAACAGAAATTGTCCCCTATGTCGATGTGCTACAGATCAGCCTGTCTACCGGGACCGAGAGCAGAATAGAGGTTCAGTCGTCCGACGATGATGTAGCGTGGACCACCCGGCAGGTTTTGTCGACCATAACCACAACACCCCAGGATATTCGGGTGCTGGGCGACACGGCGCGCTATTTCCGGCTGGTTAAAATTGGTTCTGGCGGACCGTCTGCGACAGTAACCTTGGGTGAATTCAACATCCGCACCCAGACAGGGCTGTCCGAAGTTAAACTGCATGATTTCCCGATAGAGCGAGACCGGCAATATCTCTGCGCCTTTACCGAGGGCAATGTCAGGATCTACCGGGATGGAGTGAGAGTTTTTGACGTTGCGATGCCCTACGATTCCGGGGACGTGATGGACCTGCGGGTTTCGCCGACTGAAACCGTGATGATCATTGTTCACCCGGATCACGCTCCTCGTCGGCTGGCGAATCTGAACAGCGCCGATGATGAGTGGATCACCGATCTATTCCCGTTTACCAATGTCCCGCAGTTTGACTACAACGACTCTGACAGCCCGACTCCCGTATCCTGTATCCAGACACTGACCTTCTCAGGGTTCGCCAAGGCCCAACAGTTCCAGATCGACGTGGAAGGGGTGCTCAGTAAGAACATCACATTTGCTGGAGACAGTACGGCGGATGAGCAGTCCTCTACTGCCTTCAACATCCGCAAGAACCTGTCAGAAATGCCCAATGTGGGGGATGAGGTGGCGGTTGCCAGAACTGGATCCCTTGAATACGAGATTACGCTATCGGGCGGCACGGCGCGGGATTATGAATTATTCTCAGGCTTTCCGACCACTGGAGAGGCGACGGACGAGCTGAACTTCACCCTTGACCAGGCCGGCTCTCCCCGTGAGGAGGATGTGTGGAGCGCCACCAGGGGCTGGCCGCAATCTGTGACCTTCTTCGAGGGTAGATTGTGGTTTGGTGGCACCAGGTCCAAGAAACAATCCCTGTTCGGTTCTCGGGCCGGGTTGGCCCCTGATTTCACGCTCGGCGAGGCTTTCGATGATGATGCGATATTCATCACACTGGCCACCCGGACACTGAACGACATTACCGATGTATTCCCCGGTCGAAATCTCCAAATCTTTACTTCCGGCTCTGAGTTCACTGTGCAGGTGCGACCGATAACCCCGGCGAGTATCGTGCCAGTTCCGCAGACAAATCACGGCACAAATCGAGTCCAGCCGGTTGATATCGACGGTGCGACTCTTTTCATTGACCGCAATGGTAAGACTCTCCGGCAGTTCCTGTTCAGCTTCAACGAGGACGCCTATGTTGCTGACGACCTATCTGTCCTCTCTCAGGAGTTGATCAATCAGCCAGTAGATATGGCGGCACTTCCCGGCACTTCTTCCGACGATGCAAATTGGGTGATGGTCGTCAATACAGACGGGTCAATGGCTGTCCTAAATACCTTGCGGTCACAGGATATCAACGGGTTTACCCAGTGGACCACTTCAGGGCAAATCACCTCTGTGACTGATGTCGGGGACCTGTTCTACATGGTCAACCTGAGGACTGTTGGGGGAGTGGAATCCTACTTTATTGAGGAGTGGAGCTTTGACCATCAGGTGGATAACGGGCTGATCATTGATCTTGGAAGCCCGGGTACCACGGTGACCGGCCTTGGCCACCTGGAGGGGGCGACAGTGAGGGTGGTGAATGACGGATCGGTCGAAGAAGACAAGGTGGTGGAGGCCGGTGAAATCACCCTGACAAGCGAGGGGCAGATTATCCAAGTCGGTCTTGATTACACGCCTAGATTCCAGCCTATGCCTTTCTCATCTGACGGTGGGACAGGGGCGAATTCGATGCGCAAGAAGAAGATTATTAGGATGAATATCCGCGTCAAAGACACTGTGGGCTTGTCGATCGACGGAATTCCTGTGCCGGTGCGCAAATTTGCCCTAGCCGCGAACTCTCCGCTGGATACTCCACCTCTATCATACAGCGGTATAATCCCGGACGTGTCGGGGCAAAAGGGCTGGGGCCGGGAAGAATCTCCCCTGTTCACGATGCCTGATCCTTTGCCGGGGACTGTGCTGGCCATTGAATATGACGTGGAGTCTCCATGATGTTTTACCTGATCGGCCTCCCCAGGTGCAGGACGGCATGGTTTGCCAACCTGTTTACCTATGGGAGTATCGTGTGTGACCACGACCGGCCAAATGGAGGTGATGGGTATTCGGGGACTGTACTGCTGGATGAGGCCACAAGGGTGCCGAGCGTTTACATCCATCGACCTGTTTGGGAGGTGATGGACAGCATCAAGGCACGATTTGAGTTCCCAGTATGGGCTGATTTTGATGCGCTGGAGCGCGCCCTGGAGGAGCAGGCCAAGAGAATGCGGGAGTGCCCTGGGTTCCACGTGGAACACAAAGATTTGGATATCGGGTCTATTGCTGCAATATGGGAGTTCCTCCTAAAAACTCCGGCTGATTTAGGACGAATTAGGAGAATGATGAATTTCAACGTGCAAGTTAACTACAACAGAATTCTGGATTCCCTCAAGGTATCCCAGGAGGTTTAGATGGCAGTTATCGCAGCAATTGTAGTTACTGTTGCGGCCGGTGCGTTGCAAGCTGATACGCAAATGAAAGCCGCAGAAGCCCAGAAGATCGAGCTTGAGCAGCAGGCAGAACAGGAGAAGTTTGCCTCCCGGGATCGTGAGCTAGAGCGGAGGCGGAGGACAAACCGAGCCCTGGCGCAAAACATCGTCGGGCAGGCGGCTAGCGGAATTTCGGGAGAAGGAACCCCAGCATCTCTAGGACTATCAGCAGCGAGGCAAGCCAGCCTGACGGAAGGTGGCGCCGGTCTGTCCCAGCGGTTGCGTGAGAGAATGCTTCAGCAGCAGGGGCGGACAGCGGTTTCTCTTGGCAGACAACAGGCAGCTGTGACCTTACTGGATACAGCCGCATCAGCCTATAAAGCGGGGGCATAATGGCTCGCCAGCCCAATCAAATTGACTTCTTCTCTCAGTTCACTCCCCCGGGCGCGGATACGGGCGAGCCTGCGCGCCTTCAAAGCCTAGCGAATGTTTTCGGGTCGATACGAAATATGGCGACTCAGGAGCTTGCTGTGGCCTCTCAGGCCAAGGGGAGGAAAGAGGCTATCCAAGATGTTGAGGCTGGCGTAGTCGAGGAGCGATCCCCGTTTACTGTGCGAGGGCAAGCCTACAATCAGGCTGCGATTCTCGGCCACCGGGCGCGGGTTCGCCGGGATACGCGGGAGACTCTAACGCGACTTGAGCGTGAGTATGGCGCCGATCCTGAGGCATTCAGGAACGCGGCAGACGGGTTCAAGCAGGGTATTGTCGAGAACATGCCGGAGGATATGGCATTCCCCATCGGACAGGATATTGATGACGCGATTTCTTCGGTTGGCACTCGGCTGGAAGATGAGTTCTTCAGGCGCCAGGAGCAGGAGAATCTAGCGGCTGTTCAGGATGAAATAGGCGCCATGACTGATGAAGTCCTGAATGCTGCGGCAGACGGGCAGGCCGACCGTGTTGTCGAACTCTCCACACAGCTGGAGGCATTGCAGAATGGAGCAGTAGAGTTCGGCCTGATCGACCAGAGAACCGCCAGGGCGCAGCGTGAAGCACTCGGTAAGGCGGTGACGCAGAATGCGATACGCGGCCAGATACTACGTGAATTCGATCCTCAAGATCCAGAAGCATCATTAGTCGCCCTGGATGAGCTGAAGCGCCCCAAGAATCTCAACCAAGATGAATTCGAGGATTTTGTCCGCGAGACCCAGACCGAAATAAACCGGAAGATTGCTCGACAGCGCAAGATCGACAAAGCCACCAGCGCAGAGATAGCGCAGGCCGCCAGTGTAGAGCGTGGACGACTATTCGCCACTGATCCCAATGTCCCCCCGGCTCCCTTTGGCCAGGATAAGAAGGACGTTGACAACTATTTCGAATCCATAGCCTCAGATTTGGCCAATATGCCGGCATCAGAGGCCGAATCTGCCGTATTGGATATCGTGAAGAATTCCGGTGTTGTGCCTGAAGGCTTGAACAGGACCGTGAGCGCTTCAATGCGCAGCGGCAATCCTGAGCAAGTTTTGGCTATGTCCAATATGATCCTCAAGATTCAGGAGGAAACCCCCGCATCCATAGCCGATGTGAATTCAGAATCCCGCACCATGGCCCTCCAGGTAACGGATGCCATGCGGGCCGGCGTTGACCCTGAGCAAGCCGTGGAAGCCGCCAGGAAGAACGTCTACGGCACCACAGGAGCAGAGAGAGAGGTTATCAAGGCGCAGACCAAGGACGCCGTAGAGAGGCTTCCCAAGACGCTCAGGGAGTTTTCCACACGCTCCCCACGTGAGGGCGGGTATGATGAGGGAATCTTAGGCGGCCTGTTCAACATCGTCCCGCAGATCCCCCCGGCGATGGAAGCAGATTACAGAATCGCTTTCGACAGCTTTATCACGACCACCGGTGGAAATATTCCCCAGGCAGAACAGCTTGCATTTCAAACAGTTAGGGGCAATTGGGGCGTGACAGATACGGGCGGTGATCGTCGGTTTATGAAGCGCTCGCCCGAAAATGTGTATGGGGTTCCGGGGTTTGATAACGATTGGATATCAGACCAGTTCGAGGAAGAGATGGAAGCGGCTGGATACGAGGGTGCGCAGATTGCTTTCGACCGCCAGGTGGCCAGACAAGAGCGTCCGGAATACCCCGTGATGGTGCCCAATGAAGATGGGGTGATGGAGCCGGCTGTGAATGAGCTCGGCGAGCGGATCACCTGGAGCCCGGACTTCAAGCTCACTGAGCAATACAAGGAGCTTCAGGGAATCCCAGCGGAACGAGAAGCTGGGATAGAGACAGCCAGGGAGCGCCGGGAGAGGAAGCTGGAACTGCGCGCAAACGTCATTCTGAGGAAGGTTAGGGCCAGGATGGCAAATAGTACCCGTCTGCGTGGTGATGCGCTTACAGAGCACATGGGAACAGAAGAAGGCCGCGCAGAGTTAACCCGGCAACTGGACAACTTGAGAGCGCTAGGCAAGATAGACGCGGTTGAATACAAGCAGGCCCGAGAAGGCTTTGGCTTGGATGGCGGAATTTCAGCCGAGGAGATGCAAGAGATAGAGCAAAGAGGTACACCAGTGGAAGAGCGGCGCCTTGACGAACTGGCCCCAGAGGTAAGGGATCAGGTAGAGCGGGCAATCAGCGAAGGGGCCTCTATTGAAGACGTGCAGAACATACTGGACAGGTTGACATAATGCCCATCAAGGTCGAAGGCACAGAGCGCCCCGGTGACATTGTTCTACCCCAAAGCGAGGTTGTGGACCGGGAAGAAGTCCTGCCTACTGCCGGCGAGATATTCGGGTCCGCTTTCCGGCTTGAGAACACCGTGGGTAGTTACCTGTCATCTGATCAGACAATCTATGAGCGCGTAGAGGGATATGATCCCTACGACGACATAGGGGGGTATGAAGACTTTCCTGACAGATTTATGGAAGCCAAATCCCCAGAGCATACAGCAGCCATCAAAGCCCAGATTGACCGCGAGAAGCAGGATCAGCAAAATCTCGCGGCTGGAGGTGGGCTAGGGTTCCTGGCAACGATATCTGCCGGGGCAACAGACCCAGTCCTGTGGGCCACTATGGTTGTTCCTGAAGCCGGCGTACTCCGAGCTGGAACTACTTTTACCCGCGCCGCCGCCGCTACAGGGGCAATCGCTGGGGTGTCTGAAATCCCCGTGGAGCTGATTAAGCAACGCACCCAGGAAACCCGCACCGGTACAGACGCAGCGTTCGCTATTGGCGGGGCAACAGTATTCGGTGGGTTGCTTGGTGGTGCTGCTAATGGAATCGTGAAGAGTCAGCGCAGGGCCACCGAGGCCAAGCTTGACGATATGCTGAACTATGTAGAGACCGACGAACTCCCCCAGGGAATACAGATCAGTGACACGGGCGGATCGGTTGGCGCGGCTGCGGCTGCGGACCTATCCGACGCGGATTTATCCTTGGTTGGAGACAGAATCTTCAAGGCCGGCGAGGCTGCCGGGAAAGTTGGGGCCATCATATCTGGCGTTTCTCCCCAGCTTAGAACGCTAACCAGTCGGTCGATAGAGACAAGGAAGATCGCTTCAGGGCTGATGGAATCCACCTTGATCCAGAAGGCGAACACTCGGGGGGAAAGTGCGGTTCCGGAAGGTGGCGCGGCAGAAACTCGGATGAAGGCATGGGATGGGAATCACGCCCGCGCACTCCAGGCCCTGGATGATAACTATGTCAAATACCGTGGAGGACGCGTTAAAGCCAAACTGGCGACGATAGCCAAAGGTGATTACCTTTCCCCTCAGGAATTCAGAATCGAGGTAGGGAAGGCCATGAGACGCGGGGACACGCACTCTATCCCAGAGGTGGAAGCCGTG